CATCTAGAGAATGGAAGAGGTAAAATACAAACAGTTGGAACATATGATCCAAATTGGAAAGGTGATTATGAGAAAGCTAGTAAAAAAATAAAAGAAGAGAATAAAAAATTATTAGATCAATCTAAAGGTCCTAGCTTTCTACAATTTGATATTGAACAAATATTAGAAACCAATGGTATCACTACCAATAGATTAAAAAATAAATTATTAACAATTAAAAGAATAAATATTAACCGTACACCATCATTTTCCGAAATGGTGAATTATGGTAAGCAATATATATTTTTTTCTAAACCTGATTTGAATCTATTTATAGACAATTCAGGAACAGTTAATCCAAGTATAAAACAGAACTGTCCAGATCTTTATATGAAAATTATTAGAAATCCTTTAGTAGCTCAACAATTACAAAGTTCATTTGGAGGACCTAATAGAGGATCTGGAGGGGGGATTATCACACAATTATCTAATATGTGTAATGAATGTGCTTGGCCTGATATGGGTATATCAAAAAAAGAAGGTGCAAAAAATATTAAAGGACAAGGAATCTCTTATGGAGGAGATTTCTTTGAAGCAACAGATCAACAAGAATTAAATATTTCTTTCTTAGATAATAGAGATAGAGATATACAAATATTATTCGAAATATGGTGTGAATATATAGAAGGTGTAAATAATGGGACTATTACTAAGAAGTCACTTTATATATCTAATAATACTGTAGATTATGCTATAAATATTTGGGTAATGACTTTAGATGAGTCTTATAATATTTTATCTTGGGGCATGGCAGGTGCATGTTTTCCGTTATCAGTATCTACAGATTTATTAAATTATAGTGCTGTACCTAAAACTGCTGCAGAATTAGCCGGTCCATTCCAATATAAATGGCACGTATCTTATTTTCATAAACCTAACATGCACAGAACAATGGAAATGTTTAACTATGCTACAGGATTTAAAAATACTATTGCACCTTATTTAGATGCTACTAAATCTAGTTACCAATTTACACATACACAAGTAGGTAATTATTGGATACATGCTGGATTTATACCTTATCATACTACATTATTTTATGGATATGAATATCACTTTAATATAGAAGATAAAATGGCTGAGATGGTAGGAGTACATATATCTTATCCATCTTCAGGAATAACCCAGTACTCATTAGTATTTGCTTCGGTAGATGTAGGACCAAGCAGGAAACCAGGGGAATTTGGTACTAATGAATATAACTTTTATAAATTTGATGATGATATAGAAGAAAATGTCCGTAATTGGCAAACGTGGACTGCTCAGCATCCCAATTACTATAAAAATCCTATGAATAAAGATGTTGTAGGAACACCATTATGGAATCAAGATCAATTTAATCCTGATTATCAAGCATGGTTAATAGCACAAGGTGGAAGGTCTTGGAATCAAAGATTTAATAGAGGATATAATTCTTCTAATAATAGATTTGGTGCTTTCTCTGGATCATCAAATAGTAAGTTCTTTAGTGGTGCTGTAGGACAAATTGCGAGAGCATTTGGAAAAATATTTTAAAGGAGAATAAAAAATGAGTAAAGAAATTTATTTATATAGTAAAGACATGGATCAATTACAAGTATTAACAACAGACCAAGTAGTCTATATACCAGAAGAAGATCTTCATAAAATAGAACAAGAACATGGTGAAGCTTTAGCGAAGCATTATGGAAGATTATCATTAGATGAAAATGACAAACTAAAATATGAAGAATATCAGGTTAAAGTGTTAGTACAAAAAGAATATTATTATTTCACTGAGACTATGACAGAACCTTCACCTGAACAAATGGAAGGATTCTTTATGATAACAGTACCTAAAAGTGTATTTGCTAAATATGACGAAATAAGACAAGATAGTCTAAATGGTACAAGACAAGTTATGTATTTCGATAATGATTTTCAAGTAATAACAATTCCTGAAGGCTATAAATTTGACTATAAGACAAAAAAAGTAGTTAAAGATATAGACAGAGAACTACAAGGAATTCTTTTTAGATTAGATAAATATAATCTAGAGAATGAAATTAAATATAATGGATTTCCATTTGAAATAAATGGCAAAAAGTATTTACAACCATTTAGAGGAACAGAAGATAGATCTTATTATTCTACATTAAAGAATGATTTAAGTCCTGATCAGAGAGAAGTTAAGTTCTTCATTGATAATGGAACTGGTGTTAGAGATAGTTCTAATTACGATTTGGTAACTGGTCCTTCTTTATCTGATTTATTTTTAGAAGGTATGATTTTAAAAATAATCAAATTCGAAAATGCTTTAAAACCTGTATTAGAAAAATATTGGGAAGAAATACAAGTTTTAATAGAGAAGAAAGATTTAGAAGGTCTGAATAAATTATATGAAAATAGACAAAAAGAAATAATTAAAAGATTAGAAGATGAAATAAACAAATAGAAAGGAGTAACCGATGTTATACGTTTATTCTAAAAAGACTAAAGATATTACTAAAATGGAAGATAGTATTTTATTAGATACAGATGTAATGGATAACTTAATGTCTGTACATAAAGAAGATATTAGAAATAATTTTGGTAGTATTGTAGTAAATACAGAAACAAATCAACCAGAATACAAACCTAATTATGTTTCTATTGTTGTAGATAAAGCTACTAATAACTTTACAAGAGTAAATACTAAAGGTGAAGATGATGAAAATAAATATTATACAGATGTATTATTTAAAGATTATGTTAATCATACTTCTATAGATGTATATAATAAAGTAGCTAAATTCTATAATAATCAATTCTTTATGTTTGAAATAAAAGAAGAATATGATTATAAAGCAGAAGATAATAGTTGGGTATTATCAGTAGAAAAATATAAAAAGAAAATTATAAAGAAAATAGAAAATTCTGAAGATGAATTAAGACATCATGGATTTTATCATAGTTTATTCAGTGATGGTAAAACATATTTACAACCTTTTAGAAATGTTACTAAAGATAATGATCAAGCCACATTCTTAGGTTTAAAAATAATGATACCACAGTCTGTTAGAAAATTAAAAATATTTGTAGAAGATGCTAATGGAAATAGAGCTACAGATCCAGGAACTTTTTATTGGATAGCTAATGGTCAATTATCTGATATAATTTTAGAAAGTATTTCTACTTTAATAATAGCTTATTCTGAATCTGTTAAACAAGGTATAAAAATGATGATACGTAAAGTACAAAATTTAACAGATATAGAACAATTAAAAGACATTGATAAGAAATACATACAAATGATTTTATTAGGTATGAAACAAGCTATAGAAGGTGTACCTGAAAATATGGCTTTATTGACATATAATAAAAATAAAATTAAAGCAGAAAATCCTACATTAATAAAAGATACAGGGACTATTTTTGGAGGTATGTAATGGACATATCTAGAAATTTAGACATTAAAAAATTACCATCTGTAGATTTAAATGATATTCATAAATCATATCATGATGGTGTATATACTTTCACTAAAGAGAAAGCAAAAATCAATAAGAATTTCCCGGCTAATGATATAGCCGGATTCTTATTTGTCAGCACAGATTTTGATGAAACGTTATGTGTTCAAAAAATTACTACTATGGGGAAAAACTTTTATTACAGAACAGGTAGTAAAGTTAGTAATGTATTTGAATGGTCAGAATGGGATAGATACGCATCTTTAGAAGATGTACCAGCTAAAAGTATAGAAGAATTAGATAAAGATTTTATTACGAAGGAAGAATACTTTCCTAAATCAACCGAAGGATTAGATATTCATATGCTAGGAGCTTATGATTTTCAAACGGGAAAAGATTATTGGTATGACGCAAAATTACAAACACATGGTATTTTACAAAGAGTGTATAAATATTATGGTGAATTACCAGAGTATATAGCTCCACATAAATTACCAGAGTATCTTCATTCTAACGGATTTATGAAAAACAGAAGTAAGGCATTTTTATTAGGTTATTTTATAAGAGAAAATACTTTATTAGAAGATCAAAAAGATGGACAACCTAATCGTTGGCCGACTAAAAATCCTGGATTGTTGCAAGTATTTTCTTCTTTAGGTAAAAGACAGAAACCTAATTCAGTCCAATTAATGCGTAAAGATCCGATATATCCTGGTAAAGATTTTGATACTGCTACCAGAATAAATACTACACTTATATTTCATGATTTTATTACAGGTGATATTTATTTAAGTAGAATTGCAGACTGGACACATGACGCTACTGAAATGGTTCCTAATAGAGATGTATATAACCCTAGCTCTAATGCTGATTCATATGGTATGACAGAACTACGATGGGATAAATTTAATATGGATCCAAAGATAACTTATGATAGAAATAAGAAAGGAATAGATTTATTAAAATTTAAATCTATATTAGCACCTATAAAAGTATCTGGGTTAAATGTAGGAAGTAATGAAGTAAATGCTACACGTAGTATAGATTATTTGAATAATAGAGATTATTTAAATTTTTCTAATCTATCTAAGGTATACTCTTGGAAAGATGAATCTAAATTAAATATTAAAAATGATACTTTAGGATTACCTTTTTTCTATAGTACTATGACTGATAACGATTATACTTTAATTTCGTCTATGTTTTTTAATGGAACATTTAGTCAAAAAAGTAATATAGAAGTACAACAAAAATATAATAGAATCTATGTACATAATTTTCAGACTACTCCTTATTTCACATTCCCAGTATTTAATACATTTAATATTTCGTATACTACTATTAAAATAGCTAAAAATAAATATAAGAATATTGATATAGAGAAGGTGAATACATAATGTTATATCAAGATTATCAAAAATTAAATTGTTCATTACACGACAATCAATTTCTATCTGGAATAATGAATGGTGTATTTGGATACATATATCAAATACAAGAAGTAGATCCTTTTTTTTCAGAGCCTACATATAATAAACTTATTGGCGAATTTGATACAGAAAGACCAACTTACTTTACTTTAGAAAATTTCTGTGATGGTACTTTTATATTACAAAGAATTACATTTATGGGAGCAAATAATTCTTATCTTAGAACAGGGTCTAAAATATTAGATAATGGTGTTGATTTTTTAAAAGAAAAGACATTAAATGGATTTGATTTTTCGTCTTGGGTAGCAGACGGAATAAAAGAAAATGATACAGATGTTCAAAAGATATTGAAAACATCATCAAAAGAATCAATGAGAGAAAGATTAGTAGCAAAAAAAGAACCTACATATGATGATATATTTAAATATAAAAAGAGATTAGATGTAAATCAATTAACAGATTCTTCTTTAGAGACAGGATTTTATTCTTTATTAGATCAATTTGATAATTTAAAAAAATTAATCTATTATAATGACACGATTAAAAGTCGTAGGACTGCTATATATGATAGATGGGCAAAAAAAGATTATTATGATTTTCCTAATGAGAATCAATTAGAAGGTGTATTAGAAAATTATAATACAAAAAATTATGTTTTTCAAGCTTTATATATTTCTCACCCAGTAGTTATTAATCTTAACCGTGTTTTTGTTAAATCTGAAAACAGATGGACGTCTTGGAGATTTAATCAAAATGTAGATGATATCTTTTGGCATATGAATTCAATACCTACTAATAAATACAGTCTGTATCCTTATCATGCAAAGAAATTATTTATCTCAAGAGAACGTATACGATCAAATGTATACGGAAAATATATGGAAAATGATGTTACCAGAGAAGCTAAAAATATACAATCTAATAAAGAAACTAGCTATAGTGCTAGATTTAGTTCTTTATATAATCTATCATACGAAAATGTGGCTGATTATACTTATGGATACTCAGGTATGCATGATGTCAGAACAGGAGAAAATGGTTTAACCGCTGATTATAAAGGTATTCTATATACTAATCTACGTACTTATCCATGGGGTCATCAACTTGATTATGATGTACCTGAATATAGTACATATTATCCTCGTAGATCAGAGTCAGATCTTAACTTTGATAGTGTGTATGATCGAATACGAGGTCGAAGTTATTTAGGTTATGTAATACATGATAATAATGATATGCATGGAATGCAACGGAATGATGAGTATTTTAGATATATAAATGGATTAACTATGTATTGGTCATCAGATATATTATATGCGGATATTTTAGTAAATAAAATTGTACAGACAGATAAAACAATATAGGAGGTGAATAAATGTTATTAACTTATGGAAAAATAAAAACAATTAACCAAGAACATCCTATATTAAATCCATCATTAGATCTGGATATGAATTTTTATAACGGCCATTATTTTATTCCAGATGGTCAGGCTTTCTATATAAATTATAAATTAACTACAAAAAAAGGATTAATTTATACATGGAGATATTATGTTAATAAAGTAGAAGATGTTGTAGCTATATTAGATAAAAGTGATCAGCCTACTTTATTACTAACAACTAAAAGCTTAAATAAATTATCATATACTAGACGGGAAATGGAAGAAAGATTCTTTTTAAGAAGGGATTCTCATTTTGATGAGCCTAATTATTTTATAGGATTACCTATATTAGAATTAAAAGCAGTCAATGATGTACCTCCAGCCTTAAATTTTGAGAATATGACTACCTTTTATAAAAATGAACCAAAAAAAAGATTAACATTGATGAAGGATCTTCCATTGGAACATTATTACAGAGTAGAATTTGATATAAGTTTATATATTGATGGAGCAATCCATAAAACTGAATCTTCTGAACAATGGAATGATGTTTTTCAAGCTAAACCTAATTGGGATAAGGAATACAGAGAAAATAAACAAGTTTCAGAATCTAATGGACTAATTCTTCCTTCTCAAAGAAAAACATTTGGTACTTGGTCTATGATGAGTTACTTACATATGAAATTAGGAGATTATTATTTTGATATACCTCGATTTGATGGTGAATCTATCACTAACAATGTACATGTATCAAGAATAATAAATAATACTTATCTACCTTACTATAAAGTAGAAGGTGATCGAAATTATAATGATGCTTTTTTAAATCATATGAAAAATGCATATATGCATACAACATCGCCTTTATTTATGAGTAGAATATTTGTTACTCCTGATGAAGGATTGAAAACATATCCTGTTGTACATTATGCTAAATCTTATTATCTTAATAAAGCTAGTCAAAATAATACTGCAATACATCTTTCTCTTAATAGATGGTTAACTTATGAGGATACTAGACATCAAGTAATAGGAAATACGGATATGACAGTAATGTATGGAACAGGAATTTTAACAAGTTCTGCTACTAAGAAAAAAGATCCACAATTATTATTTGATGATTTAAAAAATAAAGTAAAAAATACAGCTTTATTTTATGATGGTCCATTTGGTGAGTTTTTCGGTAACATGCGAGATAAATGGCATAAACATATATTTTCTAATATGTCGACAGATGAAGATCCTGTCAATAGAGAAGAATATGAAATATATTTTCAATTATTTGATTTAGATCCTATAAGACCATTATATAGATCTTTTTCTGATAATATTTTAGAATTAAATCATTATGATAACTTTATAAATACTGTTAGAAATGATAGTATGATAACCGAAGATATAAGATTAGGACCTGAAGTAAGAATTGTTTTAGATAAAAGTAATACAGATTTAACAGCATATAATGATAGATTGATGGAAGCTAACATTAAATCAAATAAGCCAAATTGGGTATTAACATATTTTAAACCTGAGATCGTAAAAAGTTCTCCTAGATATAAAACGAATCCTGATTTGGCATATGATCCTGCTTATCCTGAACAAGTTGATTTTTTTAATAGAATAACACAAAGAAATAATTTAACACCTAATGAAAAATTAGCTATAGATAAAATAACACTAGGATTTAGACCTATACAAGTAAAAGAAAGAGGAGTTTGGAAAGACATAACAGAAATTATACGATGAAGAGAGGAGGTCCAAATGACTTTTGATGAAAAGAAAATATATGTCGCTTTTTATAAAGGTGATAAAAAACTATTAGACAAAATAATAACGTGGACATCTAGAGGATTTTATGCTCATGTAGAATTAATTGTAGGACAATTCTCCTATAGTAGTTCTGGAAGAGATGGTGGCGTTAGAAAAAAAGATATAAATGATATGCATTTTGAAGATAAACAATTGTGGGATATTTTTGAATTAAAAGTTCCTAATGTAGATGAGTTTACTAGAAGATTAGAATTAATAGATAAATCATATTATAAAATCCCATATAAAAAGAATAACGGTACTACATTTAAATATGATTTCTTATCTATATTACTTTACCATGTATTACGTATACCTTTTATACCAAAAATACAAAAAACAAAATTTATTTGTTCTGAATTTGTTTTAGAATTAATAGAGTATTGTGGTAATAAATTAATAGCAGAGAATATGGAAAGTAAGAAGATGAAGAATTTTGCTTTTAATCAAGGATGGAAATTATCTCCTACAAATGTATTAGAAGTTTTAATAAGTTGTAAATTAATATATCAAATAAATGAATAAGGAGGCATTATGATAACTGATATGATTAATGATCGATACTACAAAAGGAATAATCCTCAAGTAGCTATAGCTGAATGTTATGATTTAGTAGAAGAAATATCTGCTCTTGGTGAAGGTATATTTTCTTCAGCTACAGCTGGTGCCGTAAAAGGTGCCGGTAAGGCCGCTTTAGGAGCCGGAAAAGCGGGTGGAGGATTTGCTGGAAGAGTATTTGGTAATATGGCTAAAGGAACTGCTAATGTAGCTAATAATACTGTATTAAATAACGCTGCTGGACAGACAGTAAGATATCAATATGAGAGAGTAAAACAAATATTCATCGAAATATTTAAAAAAATGATGAAAATGATAGATAATTTAGTACAGAGTGTATTTAGCTATCAAAAAAGATTAGATAGATTAGTAAAAGATATTGACAAAGCTATATCTAATAGAACAATAACAGGAGAAAATCAAAATGATAGTGAAGTCTTAACACCAAAAGGATTAGGAGCTATAGGATTAGACATAAACGTGGAAGGTTCTAGAGCTGCTCTAATCGTATCTTATTTTAAAACTTTGAAAGAAGGTGGAAGTATATTAGATGGTATAAGATTCCATGACGAAAAAAGTGAAAGAGATGCTATAGAGTTATTATTCGAACGTATAATAGGAGAAAAAAGACCATTTGATAATATAACACCAAAAGATATGGAAGAAGCTGTTACTAAAAGACTAGACATATTTGCTAATCTTAATAAAGATATATCAGCGTCATCTAAGAATAAACTTACTAAAGGTGTAAAAGATGTTGTTAAAGGAGTATTTGGTAAAGGTCCAGGAGCATCTATAGATAGTAAACAATTACAAATGGCTAGAGAAAAAGTAAAAGGAAATGACCTTGTTTCTACATTAGAAGCTACACTAAATACAATAAGGACATCAGCTGCAGAATTTGTTAGTTTAGAAGGCGTTACTTTTTTAAAGGATGAAAAGAAACATTTAGCAGAAATAGAATCTTCTTTAGAAAAATTATTGTCAGACAAAAAAGCAGCAGAACAAACAATTGAAAAAGGAACAGATGCTGAGAAAAAATTCAAGCAAAGTGAAATAGCTGGTCAAGCTGCTGATGATAAGGCTGCAGCACAAAAACAACAAACAGCTTCACAACAATCTGTATGGGATGAAAAATTATTCGATTCAATTGCTAGAGCTGGTTATGCTGAAGAAGTTTATAAGGATAGATCAGGTAAACCGATCGTGAATCCTTCAGCTAATCAACCAGGTGGAGGAAGTGAACCAATGACTCTCAAAGCAATGAAAAAGGATCACCAGTTACTTACTATATTCTTCACTAGATATTCTAGAGTATTAACAGAAACTATTCAGAATTGTGGTTCTGTTTTTGAAGCATTACTTACTGCTGGTAAAAGTGCATTATCAGAATATTACAAAGTTACTAAATAATTACTGCCCTACGGGGCAGTTTTATATAATCTGGAACTCAAAGTATATCATTTATATTAAAAATTAAGGAGGATAACATGAATAATTTAGAGAATACGTATGTTTATCAAGAGATGTCTAATGAAGACATTAAAATCTTGAAAGCTAGTAGTGTTTCTAATATAAATAAAGGGATAGAAGATCTTTTATATTTATTACAATTAAATAAATTACCATTAGCTGATAAATTAGTTAAATTAGTTAATACAGGTAAAATAAGATTAATATATAATGAACAATTACAACACGCAACTGTTAAATGGGTATACGATAAAGGAGTAGTATTAGTTAATGCTACACCACATGCTAAAAGAAAAAGAGGCTTAGAAGAATCTTATAATATACCGTCAAATGAATTATATTCATTATTGATAGGAGCAGCTATTTTTTATTACAGTGATAAATTTAATAAAGATAGACAATATATAAAAGATTGCTTAAAAGGTTATATGGAAATGATGGGTAAAGCTATAACTAAGAATACAGGTGGTCATTTCTCAGGACCTAGTGAAACATCTAAATTTCATTTCTTAATGGGTTATTATTTATTATCTCATAATAAAACATCTATAATGGACAATGAAGCATTCGCTGCTAACATAGCTGGAATAGAAGATAAAGATCTTAGAGCATTAAAAAGTAAATATGGAGATTTTGATTGGAATAGAGATTATAATCATTTTGAAGATTTGGTTACTAATATTTTAAGAGAAGAATTTAAATGGATGGCTAAATTACAACCCGCTGCATTTATACATACAATATCTCAAATGTATGGTGCTAGTAATACATATATGATAGAGAATATGGATACTATAGGTTGTATTATGGCAGATCATATTGTTGGTGGAAGACCTTCTCTTTTTTCTAGATATCCTAATTTAAGAAGTATATTTAAATCTTCTTCTTATAATAATATAATAACTATACTTAGAGAAATTTAATTTGAAAGGAGGTTTATATGGCTAGTAAGTCTATGAATTTCTACAGTAATGTTGATCATATGCAAATGTTACAAGCATTACTAAAAATGTATAATATGAATAGTACTGATATATCGGCAATAAGAACAATCGGATTTAATATCCACGTACTTACTAATATAAATGATACAGTATTATTTAAAGCTAATTCGGCCATACAAGAAAGTAATGTCGTGACTGCTAGAAAATATAGTTCATTACTAAAACATGCTGCTGAAGTAGGAGTAACTCCTTCTTATGCTGTACCTTCATCTACCCAAGTTAACTTTCTTATAATGGAAGAAGATTTCTTAGCTAAGGCTAGTAAAGAAGGAGATGTTCGTACATATATCATTTCTAAAGATAATACAGTATCTATAGGAAACTTTATTTATTCTTTAGATTATGATATAGAAATAAGATTAGAAGTCGGAGTTAATAATGAAGTCTTTCTTACTGCTAGGTATGTTTTAGGGGATGAAGTAAATGTTGTTTCTGATCTGGTTAACTTAACGATTCCGTGTACCAGAATATTAGAAGAAGATAAATGGGTTTATTATGTATATTTAACTTTAAAACAATATGTAAGAGAGCCTAAGGAAGTTGAATTCAGTAATAGAGATTATCAATTATTTCCTATATCATTACAAAGACCTACTGATGAGATAGCTGGTATTGATGTTTTTTATAGAAACACGGCATCATTCGGATTAATTAAAAATAAAAAATTAAAGCAAAAAATTTATTTTGAAAATAGTAGAACATCAGAAGACAGTATCTTTATACATTGGGATAGTGTAAATACATTTACATTAGTACATAAATCACAAGAGAGTGGTTTTAGACCAATGATTGGAGATAAGTTAAGAGTGTATGTGTATGTTACAGCTGGTGTAAGAGCTAATTTCCAATATGCACAATTAGAAGGACCTAATATTAAATTTAATCAAAAAGACTCTGGAGAATTAAGAGTAACAGTTAAATTGAATGATAAAGGTATTTCTTATGGTGGAGAAAGTACAGATAAAGGTGTAGAGAAATTAAGAAGAATGATAATAGCTAAAAAATCTACATACGATGCTATAGTTATAGAAAATGATTTAACGATGCAATTGAATACTCGTAAAAGTGGAAATGAATATGCTGTAATAAAATACAGAAACGATATACAAAAAATATTTAATATATTTACTACTTTAAGATTCCAATCAGATGGACAATCTAGATTAGTACCTACTAATACATTAACATTAGATTGGAAATATAAAGATCAATCTATAGATATAATGAATAATGGTCAATTTTATGGAATGACCCACAAAGTAGTTAAATCGGTATCAGCTACTAAAGGAACTATAGAAGATGATACTATTGTTACGTCATCTACATTAACAGATATTCTTTATTGGAATCCATTCATTGTAACATACGATAAGACATATAATATGATAAGATTATATGAGCCTGATATAAATAAAAGATTCTATACTAGTTATTCTTTATTGAATAGTAAAATACCTTTCTCTTGGGTTTGTAACTGGGTAGAATTTGACAAAAAAGATTATGATGAACCATTCCATGTTAATTTTCAATTAAGACACAATCTAGTAGATCAAGTACCTAATGAGACATTATTTATATTACCTGATCCAAATAATCCTAAAGTAATACAGGATACTGGATTCGTAAAAGTGTTCTTTATATTAAAGAATAAAAAGGATGAAGAAGTATTTAGAGCCAGATGTAAAATGGATGCTTATGATAATGATACACAAGATGATTATTTTACATATTCTTTAGAAATAATTCCTCCTAATAAAAAAACACAAATACAAAATGATAAAATATTATTACATAATAATACTACAAATAGAGATGTTTGGGTAGATGTAGAAGATTTAAAAGGATCTATTGAAGTAGAAATGCCTACTAAGAAAGATGCTGTATCTGGATTATTAGAACATGAAAGAGAAGTAGTAAATAAATTTGATTTTGATTGTTGGTTAACTAAGAATAGGACCAAAGATCATAAAATACAACATAGTGTAATAGATAACGACACTATAAGATTATATCAGTATCCTTTAGTAGAATACGGATTCTATAAGAACTTTAAAAACATTTATAAAGAAGCTTTAGAGGGAGAATATAATTTAGATAAATTCTTAGATAAATTCCAAGGAGAATTTTCTTATAGTATTAAATTTGCTAATACATACGGACTATCACAAAATTATACTATCGGATTAGATAAGAAAGTCTTAAATAACGTAATGTTAAATATGGGATTTATTGTAGAGTTAGCATTAGGAAGTACAGTTACAGAAAGACAATTAAATTCTACTGTCTATACTTATTTATCTAGTGTTAACTTTTTAAACTATGACGAATTCCATATATCTAATTTACAAAAATATTTAAAGGACTCTTTCCCTAATGATATAACATATATCCAATTTAAAGGTATGAATGGATATCCAGCAACAGATCAGTTGATATCAATGAATATTTCAGCATTAGATAATAAGACAATAATAGAAAAATTATCATTGCCATTAGTATATTACGAAGACACTGAGACATTTGGATATAAAGTTACATGGGAATTTAGATAAGCTTAAATAATTATAAGTGTATATCATATATTTGATAATTGGATTCATATAGAGAAGGAAAACTCTTTAAAACCCAAGTAGAGAGGACTCGGGTTCGAATCCCGGAGAGATTGCATCTCTTAGCTCAGCGGACAGAGCACTCTGCGGAAATTCTCGATTGAAGAAAATCGATATTTAGGCTTTATGAATAAAGTCTGCTCCTCAAGAAGCTAAGCCTTACAACGATAAGGAAGTGAACTGGTTGGATTTCATTAGTCCGACTTTGATTGAGGCTAAGATTTTGGTCTGGCGTAGGTACGTGAAATCGGGAGTTCGAGTCTCCCTCAGATTGCATTTTTTTTTTATTTTAAAAAAGGAGGTTAATATGAAATTAAAAGAAAACTTCATGTATGTTTGTTTTCATAAAGGAAAAGGAATTGTTGGTAAAATGATTTCTTTATGGACTTTAGGAGAATACGCACATGTAGAGTTTGTTTATAATGGTAAAAAATATTTAGCTAATCCCGGGGGTGTAAGATCTGAGGATTATAAATATGAAAAAAATCATGATCTTTATGAACTTTCTTTTTTGGTCGATTTTGAAAAAATACTTCAATTTTTTGAAGCTACTGAAGGTTTAAAATATGATTATAAAGGAATTGTAAATGCTCAATTCTTAATGAAAGATAATAGAGATACTGCTCATAATAAGAATGAATATTTTTGTTCTGAATGGGCATTACATGCTATAGATTATGCTACTGATTATAGATTAATGTACAAAGATGAAGCATTAAATCAAAAGGGGTATTATAAGTTTAATCCTCAAAGGATGTATAAATATTTAAAAGAACAACAATTAATTGATAGGAAGGTGGAAAACAATGAGTAAAGTTATTTTAAACATCGGACATGGTGGAAAAACAAAAGATCCAGGTGCCTGTGCATTTGGTTTAGAGGAACACGCTTGGAATAAAGAATTTGTAGAAACTATTTTACAACCTAAATTAAAAGAAAAAGGTATAGAGTACATTACAGTTATACAAGATACATTCCCATTACTTTTTTCTAAAATAAACAGAGTAGCTTCTAGTAAAGATATAATTTTAAGCTTCCATTTAAATGCAGCTGATGCTTCAGCACATGGTAGTGAATTCTTATATTATCAAAGATCAGAAAAATCTAAAAGATTGGCTTCGTTATTAGATAAAAATGTGGTAGAAGCTATCGGTTTAAGAGATAGAGGTATTAAGCCTAAAACATTGGCTGATAGAGGAGGTTCTTTACTTGTTAGAACTATTTCTCCATGTGTTATATTAGAACCTGCATTCATTTCTAATAAAGAAGATATAGAAACATTAACAGAAAAAAGAGAAGCTTATGCTGATGCTATAATAAAATCTATAGAAGAATACTTCGAAGGATAGGTGATGAAATGTTTATAGCATTAGGAGAAAAATTTAAAAGAGATAAAGTTGCCAGTAACATTCCTGCGGGAATGTTCTGGACATCTGTTGAAGAATATGGTTTTTCTTTTACAGATGGAAGAAAGTATCCTTTTAGATTAGTATTAAGACAACAAGACAGAGAAAAGTATAAAAATCCTAAACTTCAAGAACAGCTTAAAGAAAGAGCTATTAAATGTTTAAAAGCTAATGAAGACAGAATATGGAAAGAAGCTGTTAAGTATTTAGAAGAGACTAAAGGGTATTACGGTGAAGAAAATGTTTTAGAAAAACCTGAAATGGAAACAGCTTATCAGATATCAAGAACATACGATCATAACGAATGGGCTGTTTGTGTAACATTTGAATTCGAAAGAATAAAAGAACACGGGTATTCTATATGGGTAAGATTAGTAGATAATATGATAGTAAGATCATTCTCAGGAGATGAAGCTGAGTGGCCTGCTGTTAAAATGAATATTAAATCTTCTAAAGAAGTATACGATATCAATAGAGCTGCTAGTGAGAACTTTATTAAGAATATGATTTACTCAGGAAGAATAGCAGTATCTGAAGCAGCAGCTGATGAATTTAATGAAGAATTGAATTCTGAAACTGAAATGAATGATGAAGAAAATATTATGGAAGAAGGTATAGATGATGTGGACGGAGGAGTGGGAATGGCACCAGATGGTATTGACGATATGTATGAAGAAGAAGAACCTGAGCCTGAACCGGTTGAGAAAATACATACGATCGACACATTATCTCAAATAACAAATAGATTCGACCAAAATATGGCAGAAATAGGATTTACTTGGGATTCTTTCATTATTAATGGTAGAATAAGAAAAGCTCCTAATTTTAAATATGTAGAAGATATGAGAACACATTTGAATAAATTATTTAATGATAAAGAATTTAGATATGTTCAAATATATAATAAATTATATGATTTCTTAACAGATACTAACTTAGCTAAATCATGGAATATATTTGGTAGAGAAAATATGGGTAAACCATATCTAGCAGAAGGTGCTGCTTTATTAATGTATGAACTTACGGTTGAATGGGTCCCAGTAATAGTTAGATACTATAAAGAAAGTCCCGTATTTAGTAAAGATATAGCTCCTGAAGAAGATAGTTTCTTTAAGAAATTCCCTAACTTAAATCTTCTTACGTATGTAGCAGCAATAGTAGTAGAAAATAAAGAATTCAGAAAGTTATTAACTTCTCAAAAATCTAAAGATCTGTTATTAGATGAAGGAAAGTATAATTTAACTGCTAAACAAGCTAAATCTAAACCTGGTCTTAGAGGATTAGGAGAAAGTTTATCTTATTATGCTGGATTAGTTAAAGAGAATTTTGGAGATATTACTGCTGGATATTTAGATAAGATAGCTGTAGTAGCATTCTTAAATAATAATACGAAGATGCCTATGAATGATAGACTATCTTTAGTAGAAAGATTAATTAAAATTGTTACTACGCCAGTAGTAAATACAGATCCTAATCAACCAGATCCTCTAATGTCTGCTTTAGATGTACTTAATCAAACTTGTACAGAATTCGTTAAAAATAGAGCAGAAGCAAAGATTACATTGGATAGTAACGAAAAAAATTTCCCTACAGTATTTATAGATTCTTCCGCAAGGGGGTAATTAAATGGAACGTGTAGATGAAAAGAAGTTTAAAGCTACAAGTGATAACGAATTATATGAACATTATGTGGATTATCCTCCTTCTTATAATGAGTACGGTAAACAATTAGTAGAAAGGGATTTAGATGCTGCATTATCTAGTATCTTTAGATCTTTCTATGGAGCTAGAACTCTATTACCTGAAGTACCAGGTCTATTCGTAGATATAGAAAGATATATACATATATTAACAACATTAGATAACAGAATGGAAATGAATTCGATTGTTAATGAAGTTATTCAAAAAATATGTGGAGATCTTAGACCAGAAGTTTCAGTATCATATGATGAAGCTAATAAAAGTTTAACATACGATATAGCTATGGAAGGTAACTTTATATTGAAAGTAGAAGCTGGAAATACATATGATGAAGCTATAGTTAGAAGAATGGATAAAAAATTCTATGAATAATATTATGCCCCCATATGGGGGCTTATATTTTATCGTTAATTTTAGATAATCTTCGTTTTTTTTTTTGTATATTATATATATGATAGAAATAATAAAATAATAGGAGATGATCAAAATGTTTGGAAGCAAATTTTTCAACGAGATCACAGGATCTCAAAATTTAGAAACAAAATTAACAAAGGAAGCAAAGAAAGAAAAAGAAATAAATGTTAACATTGAAGATTTAGATAAACCAATAGTCTTCGAAATTAAAAACAAATAAAAAAAACAATCCACTAAAATAAGGAGAGATATATCATGAGAGAAATAAAAGAAATCAAAAAATCAGAAAAGATCCAAAATAACAAGGAAGAAAAAGAATTCGGGTTTATGGAAATTAAACCAGAATCAAAAATAACTATGGAGGAAGCACAAGACTTCTTCCAGAAGTTATGGGATAACAGATAACCTCTGATGAGGTTATTTTTTTTATATTATATATCATATAGGTGGTATAGATGGTAGATGCATAAGATAGTTAGGTTATTAATCGTATTCAGACGATAAAATAATCTGGCTATCTTATATCTTTTATTATTCGATATCAATAGTTTATATTTTTTTCGAAAGAAATATGAAACCGTCAAGTACGGTATAATAATTTAATGAAGGAGGCAGTTATATGGAAAATGAAAAGCAGTTGGATTACATCATGGAACTTGTCGTTATGTCATTATATAAGACTAAAAACACTATCGAACAACTAGAAAAACTTAGTTCCGAAATTTCAGAAAAAATATCGGATCAAAAAGAATCCATTCGAACATTAGAAATGGCCACATTTAAATTAAATCAATTAAGGGAGGAAACAAAAAATGAAAAAAATCAATGCAAGTAAAGTAACATCTGTAAAATCAATAGAGACCAGATTCAGTTACGATCGTGAAAATAAAGGTAAAAATATATGGAGACAATTAGATCTTTCTATCATTGACCGTCTACCTAATCAAGAACCGAAACTTCTTTGTAATTTTTATATTCTAGAAAGATACAAAAAGGAAACTGATAAATTCCAAATAGTATTACATGAGATTAGTTACGAGAATGAGAGATTACCTTTATCAGCAGCGGATTTTTATCCGATAAATAATCCTTTAGAATATGAAATTCTATCAGAAGATAGAGAAATCGTATTATTTGAAGAAAGTAGATCTAATCACTTAGAAAGATTATGTAGATTACCACATATACATGAAATATGGAATATTATAGATTCTCTCCCTTGGGATAATGTGATATTAAATAAATTATTAGAGAATTTTGATTTCTTAGATAAGAATCTTGTATTAATGTTGATATCTCAAATAAAAGATGCTATGGGAATGTTCTTTAAAACAAATTACCACAATAATACAGATAGAAGATGTGTATGGGAAATAATTCAATATTGTGGATTAGAATATGCTACTAAATACTTGAAATTCATAGAGAAAGGAGAATAATCTTGAAAGCTTTAACAATACATTTTATGGATTGCGAAAAAGAGTTCGAAGATTCGGTATTTGGTAAAAAAGGTGACGGATTTATATTAGATGATCAAATAGATTATGGAGAAGAATTTTTTAAGAAACTTACTTTTGATAAGATCACAGAATTATATTCTCTTAATAGTATTTATTCTTATAAATTTGGTCTTACTAAAGATGATGATGTAGAATTGTTAGCAAATATGTATTCTTGTAAATGTGGTCATGTTATAGGACTAGATCATCTCGATGAAATGTGTCCTATATGTGAGACAATTGTCGATAGAGCTAGATTTAAAGAAAAAGGATGGTTCTATATAAAGCCACAACAAAATATTACAGGTAAAGATATTAAAATCTTACATCCTTATATATGTCATCTTTTATATTCTGCTAATGGAGGAAATATAGTAACAAGATTAAACGGATCAACTTCTAAGAAAGTATATAAGAAGACACCGAAAAAGAAGTTACCTCCTATAACAGATTTTACTTGGAATGATTTATTCTTTAGACCAGATAAATTAGATGAATTTCTTAAGAAGTATTTAAAATCTCATTACGAATTAATATCTATGTATAGGGATAGATGGTATACTAATGCTATACCTGTCATTAGTAAGAAATTCCGTCCATTACAAGTAAAGAATCAATTAGGTTTACCAAAACTAGAATCTAAAGATCTTAATACTGAATATCAAATATTATCGGAAGCTATAGGATCAATAAATGCTAATCCTGATATGTTTGAAGAACAATTAGTAAATAAATTAAAATCTATTACTTCTACAATATCTAATATAACATCTATAATAACAGATGAAGTAGGAGCAGGAAAGAAATCTACATGGAGAGGAGAAATAATTGCTCCACGTATAGATAACTCTGCTAGGTTAGTAATAGAACCTATTGTTGATACTACTATACACGAAATAGAAGTAGTACAATTACCACTTGATACTTTTAGAGTAATATTTTCAGGAGATGTAGAAAAGATATGTAAAGAACTAAGAGTAGCTCCAAACAAAATACGTGATTTAATTGACCTGAATTATGTATGTACTAAAGAGGAAAGATTATTTATTAGGGAACATGTTTTTCCTAGGGTAGAAGATCCTTATGTATACATAAGTAGGGAACCATGTATATATCTAACTTCTGTACTAGGTTTAAGAATACACACTTTAATTGATGAAATGGTTATGAGAGTCCCATTTTTCTTACTTCCTGCACTCGCTAGATCTCTGGTGAGTATAAATACGGTTAACTGACGGGAAAGTATATATCTATTAGATATAGTAAATTCACACTAAGTATATAAAGTAATTTATATATGGCTTCTGAGAAAGACAGAAGGTATAGTAAAAGAGGAATTTTGAAAAACTGATCCGCAGCCAAGCTCTTCCATTAGGAAGATGAAGGTTCAACGACTAGGCTTAAGGTGAAACCCCTTATAATGTACTGAGCTCATATTGAGTTCTACTAATGCTTGTAGATTAAATTAGGAAACGCCGTACAAATACTTTGAAATAAAAGTTGGAAGATATAGTCTACGGAAACAATGAAGTCGGGAGACTTCGATAAAATAAAAATAACAAAAAGGGAAATAAGAAAAACGAATAAAGCAAATAACTCTGTCGAAGTAAAAATGTCACGAATTGACGGGAAATATGCTACTTCCCAAAGTAGTAGTTTCTGTATACTAAGCTAATATAGCAATATATTAGTGGCTTCTAAGAAAGATAGAAGGTATAGTAAAAAATACAGAATGAAATATGAATCCGCATCTAGCTATCCCTATGGGATATGAGTTCAACGACTAGGGTGTCGTGGTTCAATACCCACGATGAATGTAGGGACCCGTTTAAAGCACAACGGTCTTCTTAGAAATGCCATAAGAATGTAATACCCGAAGCGGGCATCAGATACTCTGAAATATGAGTTGGAAGATATAGTCTAAATATAATTGGGAGACGCTTTATTTGTAATTAATTATGGAGAACCTTGGAAAAGAAGAAGGATATATGAAACACTTGGTATTAAGAAATCGTTAATAGATACCGTCAATATCAGATTTAGTGGAAAAGCTGCACCTAATAATAATGCTGGTATTATAATGTGGAAAGGCTTTAAACGAGATGCTGAGATTGAGGAGATTACTTAGGAGGTATCGAAATGTTATTAGAGAGATCACTTGTATTAGTTTTAGGAGTTATTTTCGCTGCTGTATTAGTAAATACTGTAATTAGTATATATCTTGGAAAGGATAACTATCTAAATAGACTATTACAGAAACTATCTTTTTCATTAGACGAAGATGTATTATTTGGAGGAGATAAATCTAAAAGGTTAGTATTCACATTACTATTATTAGTAGCTGGATTAGTATTAACAATCTTATCAAAATAATTAAGGAGGCTTATTAAATTGGAAACAATAAGAAAGACTTTGGGAGAAATGAATATGGGTGATTTGAATGTTATTAACTATTATTAAAATTTTAATATTACTAATTATGATAATGTTGATGATACCTATCGCCTGCATATTTTTATACAATATGTATCAGATTTTCACTGAGACAATAAATAGTTTAAAAGAGGATAAAGGCAATGTCTTATCGTGGTATATTCTTGTATTAGCTATTCTATTAACGATCGTCTTAATATTAGTGTGTATAGAATTATTATAAATGGGCCACGTTACAGTGGCCTTATTTTAACGGAGGGAAAAAATGTTATATGTAATTAGTGCTTTAATATTATTGTTAGCTTTAATGATAATATGTCCGATATTAATAGCTACGGCGATGGGATTATGGAATATGATAAAAGATTTGACACATAACTTCCAATTTAAAAAAGTGTCTTTCGCAGATGTCTATTTTCTTATTATGGGAGTTATAGTATTTCTAATAGTGTTATTAGGATTAATATATTTGTGTAATAGTATAAAATGGCCGCTTTAATGCGGCCTTTATTTAAATGGAGGATTATAAATGTTAACGGCTCAAAAAATTAAAAATATAACGTTTAAAATACCGGATTATAAAAATGATAATAATAATATGCTTTGTAGTATTATTCTCGATTTAAATGAAAAACGAGTAGATTTTACTATATTAGATTATGCATCTTCATTAGATAGTGATTATGGTATAATGTGGACAGGAGACAAAGTTAAAAGTAATTGTCCAAAAGCAGTTACAGTACATCATTTATTAAAAGTTAAATGTGACTATGATACTTTGATGCCAAAGATGATAAGAAAGATGAAATTTAAAGAAGAAGTAATAGGCGAAATCAATAAGTACATTAAGGAAGCTATGAAAGAATTAGGATATAATATTGAGGAAGAAGATCCTTTATTCATTAACTATGATGAAAGACCGTATTCTTCATCTGTTAAATATTTAATAGAGCAAACAGACTTTTACGAAACTTTAGTAATGAAAAATGGGAATGCTATAAGGAGGTAGATATGAAAAGAAATATAACACGAAAAGAAAATATAATAGAGAAGCAACAGAATGATAGTATAGAAAAGGAAGTAAAGAAATGGATGAAAAAAATATTTAAGGAGGCATGTTAATGGAAAAGAAAGATTTAATGGTTTATATAGGAGAAAGAGATTTTGAACATTTAGAATCGGATTGTGAAATTAATTCATGGTATACTGATGAGATATTAGATCATTCTTGGGAAATTAAACCGAATCATTCTTCAATAATATTATGGCCACATTTAGATTTTGATGGAGAATTTAGATTAATTATGATTAATTTATTAAGAGAGTCTTTTAGTAGTTGGAGAGTAGGATCTACAGAAGTATTATATTCATGGGATATTACAGATTTTTACAATTCTAAAAATAAAAGCAAAACCTCTTATAAGAAATCTAAAAAGTATAATCAAATATTCAACCAAGATAATTCTAAAGTACAACTACCACATAAGATATTCTTTAATAATATTGAAAATTATTTATATCCTGCATTCTTATATATTCCTTTAACAGAGATTCTTACCAGAGAGAATGAAATAAATGATGATATTTTATATGTATTAGAAAATGTACATTTCTCATTCGATAATAACGGAAAATTAGAAATCAATTCTGATATTAAATTAGAGAAATTTATAACAGAATAATCAAACGATGAATTATCATAATATAGGAGGAAAAAACAAATGATAAGATTCGTTATTGATGAAGAGGGATTAAAAAATAACCCTTTTGTACCACAAGAATATAAGGACAACCCTGAACTATTAAAACCAAAAAGAGCTACTGATGGAAGTGCTGGTTATGATCTCATAGCACCATATCCAGTTTATGTTAGAACTAGTAATACATCTAGTGAAATTATGGATAGCTATGTTACAATAGAAATGGACACAGAGTATGTAGCTTATATGCACATTAGATCTTCGGCTGGTATTAAAAGACATTTAAGATTAATGAATTCTGTTGGAGTTATAGACTCAGATTTTAAAGATCAAATAAAGATACCTTTAAAGATAGAGGTACCAATAAATGAACAAATAAATGCTGGTGAAAAAATTGCACAGATCGTTTTCCATAAGTGGTTCATGACCGATGAAGATGTACAAGCAAAAAAAGAAAACAAAAAAGGTAACGAAAGAAAAGGTGGAATTGGTTCTACCGATAATAAATAATTGTCCCCCTCTTGGGGGATCTTTATTTATACACTAAAATATTATATTTGTATATAATATAAATGAAACAAAAAAATCTAAATAATGGAGGTATCGACATGGAAGTTAGAGTAATGTCACTAGAGGAAAAGGAAAAATTAAACAAGGAGAATTTTGAAACAGAAGAAAAGGAGAAAGAAGTAGTTGTTAGTAATATCTTTAGAAATGATCAACATTCTTTAATGTATGCAGAAGATACATACAGATTAGAGAAAAAGTATCAAGATAAAGTACCACATAGAATCACTTTATTTAAAATATTCGATATAAAATCTTTACATCTTAGTATAGGTATAGATGCAGTATTAGCAACTGGGGCTATACAATTATATGGAGAAATGTTAAAAGGAAGAAATAACCTAGTATTTTATCCTTACATGACTACAGAATATAATGAGGAAAATTATGATAAGACCAGTATTTATAAAAGTCTATTTAATATTTTCACTTTTACTGAATTAAGTGATAAGGAGCAATTCCTTAAAGAAATAATAATGACTATGAAAAAGATAGCAGGTCAACTATCAATACTGTCATTTAAGTATAATCATTCTAATGTCATTCATTCCACGATGGATGATTCAGATATGAAAAAGAATTTTGAATTGCTAATGTCTAAAACACCTACAAAAACTCTTCCTTATTTTGGTGAAGAAATAGAAGTTAATGTATGTACTCCTGACAACGTAGTATATCCTTTATATTATTCCATAAGTTATAAAGAAGACAAAAATCTGTGTGATAACTTACCTAATACTATTACACCTAGTCAGGCTATATTCGAAAATAAAAAGGTAGTCTTAGCAAGAGAAGATAGATACGATTTAACAGAAAGAGATCTCTTAATGTATGACACATTTCATAGAACTGAAATGAAAAGTATCATATCAGTAAACTCTAAGAGCTCTGATTATTATAAATACAGTTATAGAGATAGATTAGCTATCCGTATGATCCAACAACTCCCTACAACTATTATAGAATTAGCACTAGCTCTTAAGAGAGTATTCGGAGAAAAGACAACTATGTGTAAAGGTGAATACGGAAAGGGTATAGGAATATATAACAGTGGTCTCGGGTTAACTGTAAAATTGGTTACTACTAAAGATAAAAATAATTATTATCAAGTAGAGTATAGAAATAGTACAGAAGGTTATAATTTCTTAATTGATACTAAAGATTTATTAGATGTCTTAAGAATCTTGATAAAGTATCATAATAATACAACCGAAGTATTACAGAGTGATCTAATACTAATACATGAATATATTACAACAAATATAACACCTACCACATTTGATTATGATCTTTGGTATACTAGACGAGCTATAAACGATAACTATAATTTAAGAGACTATAATGAAGAAGATGAAGAAGATCAATATGTTTTAGTTAAAAATAATATGTTAGATGAAATGATGTCGTTAATAAAATATAGTACATATAAAGGAGAGTCTATTCTTTACAATATGGATGTAAATGATGAAGGTGAATTATTCGTACTTGTACATTCATATTTTGAAGACATTAGATCCCGTGAGATGTCAGGTATTGTAAAAAGAAATCTTATCCAAAAAGTAAATTCGGACAATAAAGATCTTCATGGTACATTTATATCTTTCAAAGTATGTCTTGAAGACGAAACTATAGTGTTCAGTCCTATTAAAAATAATGTCTTCGAACAATATACAGAAAATATACAGAGTATGAGATTATTCAACGATGAACAATTAAAAGGAATTATAGAACCTATTACAGAAGGAGTATTTATGGATATGATTCATAAATATATAGAATACTGTAAAGAAACAGATATGGAAGATGTATTCAAGATAAAATAATTTTAGTCCCCCTAGTGGGGACTTTTTTTTTTTCACGTTAAAATATCTATCTTATATATAATATATAAGATAGAATATAATAAATAATGGAGGTAATAAAAACGAAATTAGAAAAGGAAATTAAAGAAAAATCTAAATTGAACCAGATCCAGGAGTATGCATTACAACGTAAGGGTACCGATATTATCTTAGATGCACCAACAGCTTCTGGAAAAACTGAAGCTATCCTGTTGGCAATTGAAGAAGGTAAGACTGTTACATGGATGCTACCAACAATAACAGCATGTACATTCATGTACAGAAGATTATGTCATGATTTTACTAACTTAAATGTTAGAGTATTAACTTCTACTTTAACTGATGAAAGAATAATTAATGAAGCATTTACTACTATCAATATAATCACTTGTGATCCTTACATGATTGATTATATAAAAGCATTGGTAGCAGATAACGAACATAGACAGTCTACTGATGATGTCTTAGTACTGGATGAAATAGACAATTATCCTGTAAAGGTAAGAACAGTTCTGAAAAGTTATCTGAAAAATGTAAAATTAGATCAAGTAATCTTAGCTTCTGCTACATTAGATGAAGAATTAAAATCTACTAATAATTACTTGACAATAAGCTTCGATGAAATTAAGAATACTATAAGATATAGAGCTAAATTGATCGAAGACAGAAATCTTATCATTCCTATCTTAAAGAAAGAATATAAAAATAAAAAGATAGGATTTATTTGTAATTCTATAATGGAAATGGACTACATTATGGATTATGTAACTACAGCGACAGGAGCTAGAATAGATGATATGAATGTTATATATCATCATTCTAAGTTATCGTTAGAAGAAAAAGATGATAACGAAAGAAGATTATTCGAAGGAGATTATGATATTCTTATTTCAAACGATTTAATTTCTATGTCTGTCGATGTTTCGTTAGATCTTTTATTTATGAATTGGTCTGACCAAATGAATATTAATATTCAAAGAATGGGAAGACTAAATAGAAGATGTAAGAAAGTTTCTTTTACGAATCTGTATATCATGAAGAATGGTTATTATCCACCATTCATTAATGGGTCTCAAGCTGAACTAGAATACAGAAACGCTGAATTACCTCAAGATGAATATACTACTGATTTAATCACTACTAAGAGAATAGGCAACTGGTCTCACGAATTAGTATTACCATCATATGATTGGGAAGATCTATTAAGTGAAGTTAAAACTGCGATAGACAATAATGAAGAAATACTTCTTCGTGATGTTCCTATGACATTAAGATATGAAGAAGCAAAGGTAGTACAAAAGAGAAAGAAAGGTAAAAAGATAGAAACTGAAAGAAAAGTCGTTACAGTCGATACAAAAACCAATGGATTGCAATATGATTGGTATTATCCATGCTCTCAAGAAGGTGGAGAAAAGGATATACTTTACATGCCTTGGTTAAGTGACATACAACATCCTAAATACCCATCATCATCTTTTTGGTTAATAGAATCTTACAATCCAGAAAATGGTATTAGAATTATTAGACCATATAGTGGAGAAAGATTTGAATATGAAAATGATGAAGAAGATGAAGAGGATTATTTCGACGAGAATGAAATATCATTTAAAGATAGAGAAAAATTCGAAGAACATATCGATCATTACTCTTATGATTATTCTGATAGTGGGGTGTATTCTCATTGCAGTGGAGACATTGTAGAATATACCAAAGAAGAAATTAACCAAATTCTCCATAATTTATTAACAACTGCTAATAAATTTGCGAAAGAATATGAGTATGATTTCAATACAGAAATGTCAGCAAAACATAAAAGAATGTATCGTTTATTAGACGCTACATTTGGAAAAGATCAATTAAATATTAATACTATATATTCAGACTTGATAGGTATAGTTAGAGATGAAAAGAATTTAATCGATTATCCTAGCATAGAAGATATCTTAGAAGTCTTCCCTAGATTTAGAAATGTATTTCATGATTATTACGAACCAACAGGTAGTGCTAAATTGAATTCGTTCTGGTTAACAATGCCTTACGAGTTTAAACAATACATCATCGAATATATTGATATTAATAAAAATATAAATTTAGAAGAAAATCTATTTGAATTTCATTTTCCATATAGCAGAAACGATGATTTCAGTCGAAATGATAATATTGAATCTGAAGACACATGGTATAGAGATTACATGTATAAAGAGTTCATAGAAAAATATGGAGATCTAAGAAATGTTCCTAAAGGTGTTCCTTATCTAATAAAATATGATAGATGGAACGAAAATCTAAATTTCTTAGTAGACCCTAAAGATATAATTTTCAAAAGTTATCAACCTAACTTTAAAATTAAAGAAAGGGAAGAAAGACACTTCGAAATAAAAGAGATAGATCATATATACCCTAATAAATATGATATAAAAATTCTAGCTAATAGAATCTTCATTAATGAATACACTCATGATATAATAATATCTGAATTAGGTCATCGAACAAATAGAATTCTTTCGGATGAAGAAGTATTTTATATATTAGATAGAATAATCTATTTTGATAGTATATCTATATACTATCCTGAAAATTTCGAGAAGTCTGTCGCTGAAATGTTAGATAAAGCATTCTCTCCATGTCTTTTAAAAGTACATGAATTATTATGGGAAATAGGTAACATGATTTTAAAGGTCGATAAGTATTGTTACTGTACTTTCGATTTAAATAAGTTACCAGAAAAATACAGACCTCTATTTGAAGAAGATGAATATCTTTGTCTTAATGAGGACTACTTCAAAAATAAATAAAGGTGGCTTAATGCTACCTTTATTTTAATGTTATTATTATTTTTATATTATATATAATATATGTGGTATTCAAATAAAATATAATACAGGTATTCCATCCCAGTTTAATATTTCCTCAATAAGCGAGACGTCGTATGAGGTGTCAATAGACAATGGGCAAAAGAATATTAAACTCCTCACTTGGAGGTAAGTATCATTACGTATTACTACTTGAGTGGTAATGATTTTCTAGACTAGATATTTCTTAATATTATTGGAATATATTTATACCGTATATTTCGTACCGGATAATATTATAAAGATTATCGATTAAAGTTCAGACCTGTATTATAAAGACTATAAAAAAGAAGGAGGTAATTAAGATGGCAAACTGTATAGTTGGAGATATAGTTTGGTACAACGGAGAACAGATCACAAGAGCAGAATACGAAGAAATTCTTCAAGCTCAAAGAGTAGAAGCTGCTAAAGCTACTATCAAAGCTAACGAAGAAAAGAAGCCTAATATCTTCGTAAGATTCTGGAATTGGTTAAAAGGTTTATTTACTAAGAAACCAAAACCAGAACCTGCTGATAGTACAAATCAAACAGTTAAAGAATTCATCGACCAATTTGAAATTAAAGTTGATGATGTTGCTGTTCGTGGACATGATGGAACAGAAATAACTGTAGACGATTTGTATATAGACCGTACAGAGCGTGGTATTTTGGAAGACCAAGTTACTAATCAGGCAATACCATATCAAACATTTGTTATGGAACCTGAAGTAAATATGGCCATTCAATATATAGACATGATAGCATCTAATTATGCTATATACACACCACAATACTTCGCTAAAGTTAACGAAGTTCTATATAATCCTGTTGTACAACATGGTATTAATAAAATCATAACAAGATACACAACTTGTTATGACATTTTGGAAACAAGAGAGAAAGGTAGATGGGAAAGATTATTCTCTAAAATATTCTTATGCTATAATGTAGATAAGAATAATTTCAGTAATAACTTCACACCTACTACTCCACCAGCAGATCTATATGCACATTTCTATGGATTGAACGGTGTTTTCCAAAATTATGAAGGTTATCCGCCACAAGGAGTTGATTACATTCATGTAGGACAAGTAAATAATTATAGTCCATTGAATGATCCAACAGTACCAATGGCGAGACCATAGATGCGTTAAAATAAAGAGCCCCCATTGGGGGCTTCTTTTTTTTTGTCTCCTTAAAATAATATTTTTATATATAATATATATGATATTAAAATAAGGAGGTGACGTATATGTTTTGGAACATATTTAGTTATGCTCTCTGGACTATTTTTATGCTGCGAGTAACTCTTCCGGTTTTACTCGCAGACATGTTCAGAAGTAATACTAGATATATCGTATCTAACTCTTTATGGGTTACGATACCTATATTTCTAGCAGTAGTTTGTTTTATGTGGTTTAATACTCCACATAATGCATTCTATTTATTACTATCTGTATCTCTGGGGTATTATATACAAAAAGGTATATACCTTAGAATGTATACTAATACCCTAGATATGACAAGCTAATAATATAAAAATAGGTAGTTTAATCTGCCTATTTTTTTTATTCAAAAATTATTGGAATAGCTTTCTTGTTATAGTCACATAAGATTTCACATGGCTTTAAGGTGGTATATCCAGTATACCTAAGACGATCAACTGATGTCACAGTATCTATATGTGTCTTTATAATAAATTCATCTTTTTCTCTTCCGATCACTATTTTTGTTGGGTGTATATATTTCTTTTGTAAAAAATCTAATATGAATCTTAATGTTCTTCTTTCTTCTGCATTTTCTAACATATTAATCCTCTCCTTAACTTCTTTCGTCTATATGATCTATTAAATCTGTAGCTAATCCCATACAAGCATAATTAGCATCTAAATGTAATAATGTCATTCTACCATCTGCACCATTTGGTAAATCAGCTAAGCTAAAATCTAAATCCTGTCTTATTAATTCATTCATAGCTTTCTTTGTTATTCTATTATCTCCTCTAGGAGAAAATAATTCTTTTATAATAGGATCTACTACAGAACCATAAGCTGCCATAGCTGCTACTTCATCATCTGACAATAATCCTGTTTTACTACCTCTAGTAGCTTGGTTATTCATATCACGATGATTAGTGTGTATTGTAGAAGCATTTTCTTTTGTAGCCATTTGTTGTAATTTAAGTATCTGCATAGGCATTACCATTATTTTATGTTTTGTCGTAACACCATTCTTGTAAGGTAATTTTAGTTTTTCTTCTAATACTACACCTGTAGATTTACAAATCTTATCCACATTACTTTGTTCTAATTTACTATCTTCTGCATATAACCTAATACGACCATTCTTTTTAATGAACCAATCTTTGATTTCTTGTTCATTCATAGTACTAAACTTTTTTTCGTAACGTTCATAAACGTCAGGAAAGGTCGTTCCTAGGTGTTTCTTTAATTCAGCTAGTATTTTATCCTTAACTGCCATAAAACCTCCTAAATCTTAAATATGAGCGTCTAGAGGTCATTCATTAACGCTCTTGTTTTTATAATAATATAATCTTTTATAGTCTTTGTTAATTTTACAATACCATTTGAAGTCTTTAAATCTTCTGGATCTTCGTTACTATATTTAGTATAATTTCTAATAAATTCCCTGATAAGTTTCATTATACGAGAATCTAATTCTTTTGCTAATGGATCTTTCATACGAGCAGTATTAGATTTAGTAATGAATTGTTGTTTCATTTTATTCCAATCTGTTCCGTGTGTTTTTACATAATAATCTATGTATATATTTGCATACCTAGAAAATATTTTTTCTTTAGTATTACACAATACAGAAGTAACACATCCTCTTCTTATAGGAGTTTCTAATCTTAATGTCTTTAAGATTAATTCATCCAAAGAGGTAGAGGTTAAATTGTCTACCATACTTTTAAGATTACTTATCTTTAAAGAATTATTACTTAATGATAGTCTACCTTCTTCTGCTTCATCTGACACACTTAAAATATAACCTGATTTTTCTTCTTTTTCTGCAGCATAATAATGACTAGCTAAAGTATTTAACAAAGAATTAATTCTACTATATATTGTATTAACTAAATCTATAATATTTTGATCATTAGGTGTTTGTAATATAGCAGTTATCCTTTTACTATCACTGGCATTTTCTCCTTGTAAAATTGTAGAAATAGTTTCTTGTAAAGCAACATATGCAGATCCATATTGTTTAAAATAACTCTTCATAGTTAATTTCTTTTCTATAACATATTTCATTACATGTTCTTTTACATTATGTCTGAAATATTGTTTCCATCTACTACCGAATATTGTTACAGCTAAAAAATCTAAAAATATTCTATCACGTGTTTTATAATAAGAAATAATAAGACCCATTCTTAATAAAGATCCAGATACTTTAAAGTCTTTTTTTAATAATGGATGACTACCTTTAAATTTATTCCATTCAGCTGTAGTTATATCGTATAAATTTGTTATACGAGCTTCATTAGTAGATCCGAATACAATAAAGTCTTTTAATAGTCCATCTAACATAGCATCATGGTTATTAGATAAATACCTGTAGATCTGTTCTACTACTTTCTGATCTCTATCTTTTATATAATGTTCTTCAAAAAAATCTTGTATTTCAAAAGAACCTTTTTGAATTTGTTTGGCTTCTTTAAAAGGTTTATTAAATAATGGATAATTCTTGTCATTTCCTGCATATAAAAGCTCTATAGATTCATTCATGTTATCTCCTTTCTGTAAAAAAATATATACTTATAGTTCGGGAGTAATATACACCCCCCTAAGGGGGGTGAAAGAGATATTTATATGAATATGTTGCTAATTTTTTAAAGTTCCCCAGATATTACTCCAGGGAACCAAAAGGTCTTTATGAGAAAATGGTATATTATATAGTTTATTTAATATTACTAATATTTTTGTTTTTATGTGTTTTTTACTTCTTTTAAATTTAAAGTAAACAAAGATCGGACTTTATTTATTTCTCTTAAGTATATAGCTTCTACAGTACCAATAGATGTATAATAGATCCAGAAACAAATGTATAGTCCCATAGCTACAGAAACATTATTAACATGCAACCAAAGGTTAGCAGTTAATATATTATACATTACTCCAAATGTCCATCTATTCATATTTCTTCTATAATCTAAAAAAATAAATCCGAATGCTACAAGAATTAATACAATATAATAAACATCACCTATTGATTTATCTAATAATATTTTATCATCAAAGACATCATTTATTATTGTAGCTACACAAACACCTATAACTAACCAAACATAGAATGTTCCCATATTATGACAATTTTTACCATGTCTTCTTGTTGAATTTATTTCCTTTGCTACTAACGATCTCCATTGATGTTCATCTTTAGTGTGATATAATTCCCATGCCCGTAAAATAGCAAATGGGATATAAAAAGCTATTTTTATAAATACATCTATGTTTAATCCGTTTTGAAATGCTATATAAGTATAGATAGATAAATAAAATATTCTTAATATTATTGCTCTTCGATCATTAGCTAAAATATACATACTAGCAATAATTGTTATATATAACATTAATGTGTCTAACCAAGTATTTTGGTTAAGAAAAAATAATGGTATTATAAAAAAAATACCACAAATTATAAAATGAAGGTTAAATAAGACTTTCTGGAATTTAGTATATTTATTGAGATTTCTAACCATTAGATGTTAGAGAAGTGTGCATAGCTGATTTGATGAATAGTAGAATATTCTAATAATTCTTTCAGTAATTCAGCTTTTTTATCTGCAGCACTTGCCCAGTCTTCTAGTTTTAAATTCAACGTTCCCATTCCAGTTTGTATAGTCTCTATAAATTTTCCTTCATTTTGATATAATGTAGTCATTAAATTGTATTTACATAAATCATAGAAATCATGTTCTCTAGTTTCTGATATACCACTTAAATTATCTCCTTGTGAAACATAAAAAGACATAGCAACAGTAGTAGATTGATATAATGGTCTAGGGAACACAAATCTAAGTTTATTAGGTTTTTCATAATAACAAGCAATATTCATTTGGTTAACTGCTTCAGCATTTCCTTGTCTATAATTAGAATATAAAGCAGTATAAGAATCTATTAAATTAAGATCTGGTAAAAAGGCTCCGACAAATGTTCCTACTCCTGCAACTGCTTGATCAGATGATGCTAATACTTGTCTTATATCCTCTATTACTAATCCACTTCTTCTTATATTATCAATAATATATTTAGGTATAGCATACACATCATATTCTAATTGTAATTTAGCACTTAATTCAACATTTTGAAATGTTACAGCTTGTTTAAAGTAATGTGACCATTCTTCTAAAGAATGTACAATTATATTATCATAAATATCTTTATCTGTATATGACAATTTAACGAATCTAGATAAACCTAATTCATCTTTTAATCTTTTAATTAATTTATTGATATTCATAATATCACCTAAAATGCATTTTCTCTAAAAGCTTTTAATTTAGATCTTTGTTCTTTATCTATTTTACTTACTTTAGTAAAATATCCTTCTCCTAACGAAACTAAAGTTTCGTTTTCTTTTACATCTAATAGATTATAACTTTCTCCTTTAGGTACTGTTCTACCTGTATAATCATAATCCATAGTAAATAATGGAGCATCTGAGATCATAAATTCTTTACTGTCTGGTACATAACTATTAGGATTTCCTGGATAGTTAACCCAGTCAATAGTTATTAAAATGATATCTCTTAATGTACGATATCCATTTTCCATATGTTCAGATCCTAGTACTCTGATAGAGAATGCTGGTAATTCACCATTTATTATAGCTTTAGCTAATAAGTTACCATTACCTGGATATGTTCTTACTCTACCCATCAATGTATCTCCGTCAAACCAAAGTTTTGTCCATTTGAATTGAGCTTTATCCATAGGTACAACAACCCATCTATCAATGTCTTTAGGATTTAATGGATGTCCTCCTTCTCCATACATAGCACCCCTATTTAACAATTCTTGAACCATAGCTGACGCAACAGCTTTTTTCATCTCTTCTAAAGGATACATAACTTTATTTCTTGTAGGTCCTGGTAATTTAATTACTACAGTATCAAATTCAAATACTTTCTCACCACTATTTAATTCATGTATAGAAGATTTATCTACAGCACTTACAGATTCAGCATATGTAGCTCTATAAATTTTACGATTTAACATGTTAACCTCCTTATCTTTTTGATATATTAAATGGTTAACATGCAACTAATAGTAAAAAAAAAAAAACCAGCCACAAGGACTGGGAAAAACTTTTATGAAATTTTATGTACCTTTTTCAATGTATTCACGTCTTTCCAAGTTTTTATTTCTCCATTGTCGTATCTGTTTTTTACATCTGCTTGATAATTTTCTAATCTATCTAATTTACGTTCCAAAGATCTTTCCATGTTTCCTAAGTCCACTATTTGTTGTAAAGTTAATTCTGCTGGACTTTCTAAAATTTGCGATACTTCTAATGCTTTCTGTGCTATATCTCCCGACATTGCATAAATTTCTCTTCTGATTTCTTCCCATGTTACTTGGTTTTCTACTTCTTCAAACATTTGTTTCTGATGTATTCCTCTGTTGATCCATGTTACATTACCATAAACGTTAATTATTTTGTTACCTTTTGCACTTCCTGCTAATCTCTTTCCATAATTGTTTTTCATAACGTTTCCTCCTAAAATTTTTTATTATATATTATTTCTATCAAGTATATAATATACAAAAAAAAAAAAACTTAAGGTATTCAAAAATACGTAAAAAATATAGAGCCCCCATATGGGGGGCCTCTTTATTCATATTCTGTTATGATTTCACGAAGTTTTATTTCGAAGTTAAGTAGATGGTAAGATATAGTATGACCGGTATAGAATAGAATATTAGATACTTTTTGACATATACTAACAAAAGTATCTTTCGCATCATCTATACTTATTGTCTGTATTAATTTCTTTATTTCGTTGAAATTATTTTTAGCATCTTTCCAAGAAGGTTCTAGATACAATCTACTAAAGATAGTATCGAAACTCGTGAAGACTTTGTAACAGTTATCTCTTAATAGTTTATTTTCATATTCTTCTTTTAAGGCTAATCCTCGAACATCTTCTTTCTTTAATTCAAAAAGATTCAATATCTCTGGTAAAGCTTTTCGATATATACTAATCTTTTTAGGTAGAAGATATGAAAATACTGTTTCTATTTTATCTATTATGATTTTTATATTGTCTTCACTGTAATCATTTACTACCGTTTCGAGAAAATACAGGTTTATTAACATCTTATTTTTCGAAATTGATGATAGCACCTTATTATTTTCATCATCCTCTATTAAATACATAATAGGACTTATAGCATCTCTATATCTATTTACTCTAAAAGTATTAGTCCAATTTACAATCTCTTGTGTAAATTCATCTAGAATGTCGGTAACTGTTTCTTTTTCTTTTTTCATTATTTTCCTCCTCTTATATAATATCAGATTTCTCTAGATCTGATATGAAATTTCTTAACACTGTCTTATTCACATTATTATTGTCATAACGGATCAATCTATTTAATTCTGAGATAATACCATACAGATCGCCTTCGTTTGAAGTTTCAATATTGATTTCATTAAAAGCGGATTCTATATTTTTTAGTAAGCCAGCGAGGATTGATCTTTCTTCTATATAATAATTCATTACTCTTTGTAAATTGTCTTCGTGTTTATTTTTAATATCCAATAATTTTTTAGTAAAAATTTCATTTTCATTTTTCAAAAAACCGTCTAAGTTTTTCTCTTTCTTTATATCTACAGAAAATGCTTCTTTAACTCTAGAAATAATTTCCCAGAATACTTCTCTATTTTTAGGGTATATTTCGATTAAAGTCTCAGCTAATCTTTGTCGTGTATCTCTATCTTCTTTTAATGGTCTATTCAATATAGCGTTTGTGATATCACGTAAGTTGTCATAAATTTTATATCTGTTATATTGATTAAATTGAGGTCGTTCTGTACATTCATCTTTTAACAAATAGTCGACTAAAGGATAAAATACATCTATGATTTGTCTTCTTTGATATGGCTCTATCCACATTCTAACCCAATCTCCAGACGTATACGATCTTAAACAAGAATTAGGTAAAGGTTCACCCACCTTTACATACTCTTCTTCATATATCTTCTTTTCTTCTTCTGTCATTTCTTTATCGTATTTACTACTATCTTCTAAAACCTTATCTTCTTTTGATTCATTTAAAAGCTTTAATGTACATTTTAATGATTCTAAAGTATCATTTAAAGATTTTTCTACTTGGTCCAATATTTTCATTTTAATCATCTCCATTATATTCTTTTTCGACGTCTGGGTCAAATAGTTTTAAAATTGTTCTTTTTAATTCGATTCCATCTTCAATATTACCAACGTCTTTAGCTTTAGTATTATAGATTATTTCTAAACTACTTATTCTTTGATCTATACGTGGTAATAAATATCTTTTATACCAAGAAATATCTACATCATCATCTGACATAATATAAACTTTTGCTCGATAATGATATTTAGTATATTCCATGATTATAGATTTCATATTAGCCATACCTCCAACAGCAATATACATCCCATGTGGCTCAGGATTTAAATATAGATATGTATTTATTATATCAAATGGTCCTTCAGCTAATACCAAAACAGAATTCTCGTCATCAAATTTATTTATATTATCTTCTATAAAATATGGCTTATGTCTAATTGGTTCTTTAGTAGATCCAGTAACCAATGTAACTCTACCTCTTTTATCTCCATTAATTTGACGATAATGTACTGTAGAATAAGCACTATTGAAAAAGTAGATAAATTTATCTCCTCTTTCTTCCCATAATACTAAAGGATAAAGTTGTTTTATTCTTATATTATTTATTTTTTGCCAATTCGTTATATTTGTTGTAATTCTTAATTTATCCTGTACTTCAAATATATCTTTACCAGTCCTATCTCTAAAATAATCATTAACTGCTGTATCTATAACTCCTAATAAGAAATCTCCTTTACGAGAATAGTATTTTGGTGTAGTAGAATAATTATGATATTTTAAAGATTCGTCTTCTAATGCTTGACAAAGATCTTCTGGTAATCCTAACGTCTTGGCAAATTTTCTGTTTAATATACCTCCTGCATTACAACTCGCTCTAAAACATTTGTATGCTATAGGTTGATTATCTATTAATTTAATAGATAGGTGACGCTTTTTAGAATTAGCGTCACATATTGGACATTTTGTTTCTAAATATCCTGTATTCTTATACCATTTCGTATCTCTATGATTTTTCAGAAATTCTAAGACATCTTTTCTTAAATCATTCATTATTTATTTTTTCTTTTTCTTTATCCTGTTTCTTAACGATTTCTTCATAATCGTATATATAAGCATCGTCAATAAATAAGAACTTATCTATTTGGTCATTTAATAAGAATTGTATAAATTCTTCATTAATATGAATTATTTTATTTTCATATGTCTTTTTATAATCATGACCTACTATTTTCTTAATGTCTTCTAATGCATTAACAGGATTAGTGTGATATTTTCTTAAAGATGTTATTTTATTTAATAAAGGTTTATCAAAGAATTTAGCTATTTCTGATGGGGAAATCTGATCACTTAATACAGCATTACCTAAATTAGGCCAGTTTCTTGTTTGTAATTTATAACTTATTAAAAGTGCTAAACAACAATAAGTCTTTTTGTCTAACAATTTTAAAGTTAATGTATCTTCTGCTATTTCAGATAATAATTTAATTATAAAGAAATCTGTCAATGGTGTTGGAATAATTGATATCGAATACTTCTCTAATAATTTATATTCTTGTACTTTATCATTAACATATGCTTTTAATAATTTAATATCATGTCTTCTTCTCTCCATATCAGAACTACTTTTTCTTTCTAAAGATAGTTCTTGTTTCATAGCAGATTCATAAAAGTTATGGTCACTTTCGGCAGATCTATTGTATTGTATTATACTAATAACTCCTCCGAACGGTGTTCCTAATTTATCCCCTATCATATTGTGTAGTGTAGATTCTAAATATCGTAATGTATTCTTTGTTACAAATTTAAATGTAGTATAATCATCTTTAAGTGTATAAAGTTGAGATGTCTTATTGTCTATATAGACAGGCAAATGTTTACTAATTGTACATAATGCTGTAATATATTGGTCATTTGCTATTCTATCTATAGAGAAACCGTTATTTCTGAATAGACCTGTATTATTACCTTCAAATTCTCTAGATAATTCATTATAGAAATATCTATAGACTGTATTTTTAAAATCTTTACTTCTTATTTTAAAATACTTTTCTCCTCTTTCATTTTTAATATTATAATAATACATAGACATAGTATCTTGGAATTTATCGGTTGCTATTAAAAGAGGTTCATAAAGATAATTTTCTAATTTAAATCTTTCTAATAATGATACTCCAACAATCATTATTTTCGTAACAGTTATCAGACATATTATTAAGAATAAATCTTCATGATCTAAATCACATTTATCTTCTTCTATATTTTCTACAATATTACTATCGACATATTCTGTAATACCATGGTATATATCTATATCCATATTATTAATAAATTTCTTATAATAATGTGCTGTAGCTAATTGTATATTAGCAAATATTCCTTCATATACGTCAGCTATACATCTATCCCTAAAAGATGGATGTGTAACAGTATTATGCAGATCTAAAAAGAAAGTGTTTAATTTATTAATGAAATGATATTTTTCGTTAGCATATGCCCATGCTAACATGTGATTTAAACCGGCTACTAGTTTCTTAGCCGATTTCATCACCACTCCTTTAGTATTGGGACCGACAAAAGAATATTCGGTCCCATTTATTACAAATACCAGATTTTTTTGATTATCTGATACTTCTTTAAAATAACTATTCAACATAGTTATTTCCTCCTTTATTAGTTTATTAATTGTTTATCTTCATCATCGTCGTCATCATCGTCGAAATCTTGGAATCGATTCATCAACTCAGATATCAAACTATGTGTTTCAGCTTTCATTCTTTCAATCATTTCTTTTTCTTCTTCGTTTCTTAACATATTGTTAGCTATAGATAAATGTATCAATTTATTTGTGTCGTATTTGTCTCTTATTAAATGCTCATAGACACATTCCTTTGCTTTCTGGAACATTTTAGGTAGAAGTTTGTTGTATTTAGGTGTTAAAGTATCTACTATCATCGGGATGTCATTTTCTACACATGATCTTATATAACATCTTCTAACAGCATCTAATACACCGTCTAATACATATGCTAATCTATCACCTTTATAGAATCTTAATACATGATCAACATTAATAGAAAGTATTTCTAACATGTTTGTTGTTGATTCTTTTAGTATATCTAGTCTATATTTAGTTAATACTTCTTTTGGTGATAATCCTGTTTCATTAGCTAATCGAGTTACTTTATTATCCAATATAGATTTCATATCAGCTAAAATACCATTTGAACTTAAGAATTGAGAATTATCCATTTCATTACATAAAGCTAATATATAATGATACGGATCAAATGTTTCTTCTATATTGTCTTTTAATTCTAACATATCTGCTTCTTCATAAAATATACCTTGATATTTCTTCTCCATACCAAACCAATACCAAGGTTCAAATGTTATAGATCCCACCACTTTTTCTGGTTTGTAGTTACTAATACTTTTATTGAAAGTTGACATCAATTCTTGATCCCAACCACATAGTTCTCCTCTAATTTCTGTTCTTATTGTTTCATTGATAGAATTGAATCTTTTTGATTTTTCTTTTCCATGTAAAATATCTGCAGCTACTGGAATACTCGATGTAATACAGAATTTCACTGTCTTAGAATCTTTAAATATCATGTAGTAATTTAATGTCATATTATTTGATGGTAATAATATAAACTCATCTAAATCCCCTAAGAATTTAAAATGCTTTCTAGCATCTAAAGGATATCTTTTTTTACACGAGTCGTAACATTTTTTCCAAAACTCGTCATCTAAAAATCCTAGATCAGCAGTTACTGTAAATAAATACATTTTACTAGGTTGAGATGCTAACTTTATGAAAACCTCTTTCATTTTTTCGTCTGTTAAATGTTTCTTAGAAATTTCCCTTGCTAATAATTTAATTTCATTCTTTTCCATAATCATTTCCTCCTTAAGATTTTTTTTTATTACCATTTATATTATATATAACTTCAAATAATTTAAAGCTCTTCCATTCTTAATATTCTTACATCCATTCCTTCAGATACAAAGAAATCATGTGATACAATAAATATTTGACTAATGGTATCTACCGCTTCTATATAACGAGTAATCATAGACATATATTTGTCTTTATTATCTTCATCTAATGCAGCAGATCCTTCATCAACAGATATTACATCCCATTTTATCATTCTTTTAAATGCTATTAATAATGCAATAGATAACATTGATTTTTCACCTTGAGACATAACAGATGCAGGTCTTTCTTCAGCTTTAATTGTACTATATATTTCAATACCGTCAGTAGTATCAAATCTAATAGTCATTATACCATCTAATAGAAAGTTAACTAATTTAGCTACTTCATCTAAATAAGAATCCATTATACGAGCTGGTAACACTCTTCCAACTATCTCTCTAAGTACTTTTAATTTTTCTACATGTTTAATTGTATTATCGAAATCCTTGGTAAGTAAACTTATTCTTTCTAATCCCTCTTTAAGCTTATAGTATTCATCAGTATTTTCTTTTAATTCAATATTCTTTTGCTTTACTAATTCATACAATTTTTCTTTCTTAATATCTATTTCATTTATTACATCTATTTCTTTTGATAATGATTCTATCATATCCCATTTCTTTTGTTTATCTTTTTCTATTTCAGAATACTTTAATGACTTTAAATTATCTGAAAAATTTTCTTTTTCTAATTTATTTTTTTTGTCGTGTAAATTTGATATCTTTCTCATTAATTCTTGTTCTTCTGTACTTAACTCTTCTAAAGAATGATTAATTTTATTAAATTTTTCTTTAGAGTTATTTTCTGTAGTCTTTACTATATTCTTTAAAGATTCTAATTTAACATAAATTAATTCTAAATCACTAGTATCTTTTATATACATAATAAATTCTTTTATTTTTACCAATATCTTATTTATTATCGTATCTCTAAAAAGATCTACTAATTTATAATCTCCGAATAGATTAGCTGCCTCTAATAATTTCACATTCTTTATTCTATTAAAAGTATCTTTTATTGTATGAACAATAGATTCTCTTTCTCTATAGATCTCTCCATATCTATTTATATCATTATTAATTTCTATCTGTCTATTTTTTAGTATTTGATTTATATTCAAATTCTTTATTTGTTGTTCATATTCTACACGTAATTGACATGTAGGTATTTTACATTCTGACGGAAAAGATAATTCTGCTATATTAGAAGCAACATGTAATTGTTCTAAATCGTGTATTATTTTATCTTTCTCTTCTATTAATTTATCTAATTGTATTTGTATTTCTTTATAATACTCTTCTATATTTTCTTTTTCAATTAATTCTAATACAGTAGATGTGTCTGTTATATTCTCCATAGTAGGTAAAATGTAATTTTCTATAATAAATACTGATCTATCTAAATTATCAATTGTTACATTAATTAGATCAGGAAATTCTTTATTCTTATATTTACTCATTACTTCATCTACTTGTTTTTCTAATGTTTCTTTTTCTAATATTAATTCATCATTATTCAAATCTTTTATTTGTAATAATTCAGTATTAAGATTATTAATTTTTTCAGTTAAGAAATCTAATCTTGTTTCTTCTTTAGTGAGTACTTGTATTAATTTATTGTATATTAAATTATAAGATAATTCTGGTAAAGTATTCTTATCGTCTACTATATCTTCTAGAATTACTCTTAAGTTATTATACATATTTAATTGATTTCTATATTGAGATCTTAATTCTATTTTTTCGTCTAATACAGATATATCAGTATTCTCTAAATTATTGTATTCTAATTGATAACTATCTCTCTGATTAGTAAGTTCTATAGATTTACTTTGCAATAAAGACATTCTTCTTTTCATATCATCTATGTCACCCATCTTAGATATTTCATTAGCTATATATTTACTATTACTAGAGTATTGTGAAAAATTATTATTAACATTGTCTTTTAAAACTGTTAAGACATCTTGATTAGTCACTTTCTTTAAGTAATCTAATCTTTCAGATGTGGTTTGTTCTATAAGTCCCTTATTATGAGATCCTATATTTAAAATATTATATAAGTAATCAGAATAACATAATTCTTTTTCTACTACTGATTTAAAATTAGTAGGTAATCCATTCTCTACTAAGTTATTGTATACTCCATTTTCTTCTTTAAATAAATATGACATAACTTTTGGAGATTGTCCTGGTTTATTTCTATTGTATAAATGTTGTACTTTATAATTAACTCCGTAGAAATTTATTTCCATTTCTATAAATCCTTCATCTACACCTGTTTTTAATCTGTTATATTTATCATGAGATGATAAAGGATGAGTAATTTGTTTCAATAATGATGTTTTACCTGATCCATTAGGACCAGTAATAACTATCTTTTTTTCTGTTCCTAATTTAATATCACAATCTGGTATTCCTACCATACCTTTACACTTGAACCTTTTTATCATACTGTCCTCCAAAAAGATATAATTGTATACGATATTTAAGTTTAATAAAAAAATAGAATATATTTTTCTGCGTATAAGTAAAGAAGTCCCCACTAAGGGGACTCCATAAGTTATTCCATAAAAGCCTGGTCCTGTTTTATTGTCAATGTTACATCTTCTGATAATGAATACAAGAACCCTATCACTGGTTGACTTTGTTTGAATTGTCTACCATATCCATCGGTTACAATTCTGTCTTCCCATTTAATATTTGGCGTAACATTTATACCACCAAATCTAAATGAGTATGTTAAGATAGACTGAAATCTTGGATCTATTGTATATGCACCGTTAGGATTCTTGATTATAAATTTATCTACATAATCTCCTACAGCATCAATATACTGAGACAATTTATCCATATATTCGATTATTGTTCTACCATCAGCTGTTCTTGATCTACCATAATTATCTCTTATTGTTGCTAATTGTGGTGTTAAGAAAGCTGCTGATTTTAAGAACATGTCATCAATATTTTCTCCATGTGGAGTATTGATATTTGTTGTATTACCATTGTATACATAAGGTTGCAGATGTTTGTACACTGTATTGAATACTAAGTTAATTGTTAAGGCAAAGTTATTACCTTTAAATGTACATGTGTAACCCTTAGTATTAGATAAACCATCTTTAGCTTTTGCTATACCATTTGTTAATATAGCAGTTAATATTTTTGTAAAGAACAGTTCATCATTAGGATCAGTTTTAAAATTAAACGGTGGTAATTGAGGTTGAGCTGGTTGTGACACCATTGGTTGTTGTTGAATCGGTGGTGTTACCTGTTGTACCATTTGTGGTGGTTGTACCACCTGTTGTTGTATTGGTTGTGGGTTGTATGGATTAGATTGTTGTACGTACCCGTTACCTCCCCATCCGTTATTATTGTTCCAATTGTTGTTATTCCAATTGTTCATGTTAATACCTCCATTATTAAGTTTTTTTTTAATTTCAATCAGCTTCATTTGGAGCCGATATTATTTTACCAATTATATTATATATAAGTATTTATTTATTAGCAAATCTTTCCAATAAATGTGACACATCTATCATGATTCCTCCTTGTAATGTATCGAAATATGATAATTTATTATTCACATTATCGTATATTAAAGGATATCTTCCAACAGCGATAGTTTCCCTGTCATTTAAATTTGTTATATAATATATTCCATTACTAGAGACACACCATACATTTTGATTTAATCTATAGATCTCATCTGCTACTAATATTTGTGCTGAGTGTCTCCATAATTCTGTTATTCTACCATCTGGTGTTTTGAATAAGAAGTATTTATCAGGATATATGACAATATCTTCTACTGATACACCATTTAGTATTTTTTCGAATCCATCTATATATATTACACAAGCATTTACATTTCTTAAATCTAATATAAACCATCCTTCTCTTGTATTAATCTTTAGATTATTTTGATGACTTCTTAGGATCTTATCATTATATATTTGAAAATATTCGTTATTATATTTATACCAACTTAATCCTAATCTTTCACCATTTGTTGTTATATTATGAATTAATTCTTCTTCTGCTTTTCTTTCTTTTTGCATCTCTCTTATTGAAGAATCTATTAAATTAGCCATTATATCTCCTTTCATATATAATGGAGGTAGTAATGACTACCTCCAAGTTTATTTTCTTACAGCTGTACCTGATGATGTTGTAGTTGTTGGTTGTTTAATGATAGCTGCCCCCGCTGGTTGAGGAAATTGACCAGCTTGATTATTGTTATTACTGCCATTAACAATAGCCATCGCATTATTTAATGCTTCTGTACTAACATTTATTACTGACCCAGCTTCATTAATTATTTGTCCAAATTTATTTATAGTTTCTGTTGCAGATTTCATCCACGTAATAACATCATGTTGAAATCCACTATTTAAAATTGTACTATATCTTCTATCATCTAAGAATAACCAATGTTCAATTCTGTAGTCTTTTAATGTTTTGTTACTTCCATATAATTCAGGTGGATAGAAATATACTCTATTTTTGTCATCCATTCCTAATACTAATTCTTTATACAGAAATCTTTCTTTAGTTAATTCATTTATAAGTTCCTGTTCATTATATTTTTCTCCATTGAATATAATATCTGGATTATATTCAAAATCATATTCTCCTGTTGAGTTATTTAATCTTATCACTAAATTTTGTTTGTCTTTAAATTGCATAATTCTTTCTCCTTCTTTTATTGATTTTTTTATATTTTTAGATACTTGTTTAGAATTCCCTTTGCTTTTTCCCCAGACATCCATTGTAAGAACATATCCATGTTACTAGAGACATATTCTAATAATTCTATAGCGAATTTCCAAGATATTGGATCATCTGGAAAATTTATTAATTTGTTTAATAAGTGTTTCAATCTGGCAGCATTAGTAGTTATTAATGAATTATTAGGAGCCATTTCCTTTAAATACATTATTAACATTATATTGAATGAATTAGTCTCTGGGGTAATCTTTAACTTATTTAAAGAAACGATATTCCTTTCTAATACTGCTATCTCAGTAGGTTCTTTTTGTGTGAATACTTCCCAATTTTCTAATTTAAATACTTTTGGTGGTATCTTATTAAATGAATATTTAGAATTTAAATATTTTTCACCATCTATGTCTATAACTTCCATATCATCTGATATATATTTAGATTGAGTCTTAATATTTACTATTGGGGTATTCTGTAATATTAATTTTCCTTCTTCATTATATTCTAACATCATTCCTCACTTTCTGGAACTTCTTCTAATCCTATAGTAATTCCTATTGCATTTAAAGAACTCGAAAGTTGGGATAGATCCGGTGTAAATAATTTCTTGTCCGAATCAAATTGCGATGTTATAGTAACGTGTTGTGCCAGATCTGATTGTTTAGCAGCTGTTGTTAGATATTTACTATGGAATTTCTTTTTATCTAATCCAACTCTACTTAATCCACCTTTAGCAGAGTTTATTCTATCAGATCTCATACTGTTATCTTTTCTTGGTCCATTTTCTAATACTACAATAAATACTATTCCTATATCGAATTTATCCCCTAATTTAACATTATTCTCATAAACTTCTAATGGTCTCATTTCAGGATTAATTTTCTTAGTAAGTTTTACTAACTCAAATAGCATTAGTTTATTTACTTCTTTATCAAATGGATCAAATTTCAGATGTAAATAATTTTCTGTACAATATTTAACTACGGTCTTCATATCTAGAGAAGAGAATAACTTTATTAGATTGAATTGTCTTAATACATAAATCCAATCCATTATATTTTTATATTTATCTTCTAACTTATCCTCACTATATTCTAGATATCTCATTAACCAAAAATTACATGTTGACATGGAATGTTCCATTTGTTGAGAAATATTTTCTCTATTACAAACTCCTGATGCATTTATCTTAGCATCTATTTTTCTACCGAACTCATCATACATAGTTTCTTTAGCAATAAGTACTTTAGAGAACGTTCCTTTACCTCCATATCGGTTAGTAATCTTTGCACCTGGAGTTATAGGTTCATCTCCTGCTATAGTTATTCTAATCTTTATAGCTTTCTTTAATTCTTCTGTACCGAATCTCAATTTCTCAGTAGTAATTTTTGATAATTTCTCTTGATAACTTTTTGCCTGTAATGACATTCTGGATGGATCTAGTTTATTTAACGCTATAACGATATTTCTAAAGTAATCTAAATTAGCTTGTCTTAGATTTTCCAAAAATGGATTGTCTATTACATTATTAGAATAGACTTCTATATCTGTTACTTCTCCTCCTAATACATAATATCCAATATCACTATTATGTACTATATCATCAGATGATGCCAAGAAATCTTTTGCCACTTTCGATACTACTGCTACTTCTCCATCTTTTATTTTTTCACCTGGTAATGGAAAGGGTTGATAATGAATAATACCGTTATCATCTATATAACCATATCGATCTAATAATATTTCTTCGCGTGGATTAAACTTTATTTCCACTGGATCATAGGCTGGGTGAACTCTTAGTGAATTAGCTAATTCCTCCGAAATAACTATAGAGTCTTCTCCATCATTTTTATCGATGTCATAGATTACCGATATATTCCTTCCAAATGCAATACCTCCGTCTCTTACGTCCATTGATTCGATATAGGACGCATAAATGTCATTTTTGGTTTCTCCTATTTCCGTGTCGTCGAATTGTGATTTAACTGGTACGAAATATTTTGCTGACTTTCTGTATTTACCATGTTTCTCAACAAAATACTGTTCTTTAGTATGATCATAATAAATATATGTAGTATTGCATACATATCCATTTATTATTTTTTCTATTTTATCTACTAATGTTATACTTCCTTCTAGTAAAGTATTATCACTAGAAAATAATATATCTTTCGTATATGGAGTATCAATTAATGGACGTTCAGCCTTATCAGGTATTATGATTTGTGATAAGTGTGAATGCCACATATGTTGTCTCATAGTAGACGTCATACCAGCGAACGGTACAATTAATGCAAAATCCGAAAAACTACTTAATGAATTTTTAGGTATGTTGTACACCTTAGATTCATCATAACGAATCATAAAAAAACACATCTCCTTTCTTTATTTAGATAAGTGATAGGGTAATCATATTTGAAAAGATTTATAAATCTTTTAAATACAATTATCACTATCATATGGATAATATATAATTTAAAATATTTTATCTTACTTAATAGTTTAACTAAATTTTACTAAGTTGTATATCATATATATGATAATAAAAAATTATAGGAGGTAACAAAAATGAAATTTATGACAAAAGCAGAATATGAAAGATCAAGATACGGAAGTTCTACGTACACAACATTAGAGCGTAGTATAGCTAATAAATACCATAAAGTAGAGACACCTAAAGTCTCTTTAATGGATAGAATCAAAATTAAACTAGGTCTTAAACCAGAAGCTGGAATCAAAGTTCGTGTTGTTAAAGATAAAGTAACAAAAGAAATTAATGAATGGTTAGAAAGACCAGAGTATTATGAAGAAAAAATTGAAAAATATGGAAAAGAAGTTATTGTAACCGTCAATAAATTTGATCGTATGCCTTATATGCCAGAGGCTGGTTATAATTACGAAAGAAATTATAACAGTGAGATTAAAGAACGTTTCATTGCTCGTAAAAGATGGGCATTCCAAGTATGGTGTGACAGACTTCTTAGAACATTAGTATTTTTATCAGTATACTTTTTATCTCAAAAAATATTATTACCAGTATCGTATAATGGATGGATTTGGACAGGTACATTTATAGGTACAATGATGTTAAGTAAGTTATCCAAATTCATAATGATTGATTCTATTAAAAGTCACGATTTCGATTTCTGGGAAAATATATATGTCGATAAAAGAGAAATACATTATATCTTTAGATGTATTGTAGTATTCTTTTTATTATATTCATATACATCTCACTATATGATGTGGATGACAGATTATTCTTATTATAACTGGATATCTGCAGTATTAATTTACATTATTGGAAATCACTTATGGTTTAAATATGAGACTGACCCAGTTAAAAAGGCATTAAAATAATTTGACCCCCATATGGGGGTCCTTTTTTTACACCTTTTTAAATAAATATAATCGTATATCATATATATGATTACATTATGAAAGGAGGTGTTATATATGCAAATTCTCTCATATATATTATGGGGGATAGTGCTATTTAGAATAACACTACCCGTATTGTTACGAGACATGTTGAGACTCGGTCAGCCAGATCGAAAAATAATCTCATCATCGTTGTTCATAACAATTCCCATCTTTTTGATGGTAACCTTATTCTTCTGGAGTTTTAATCCTAAGAACATGTTTTACTTAGTGTTAGCAATATACTTTGGGTACTATATTCAAAAGGGTTTATATTTGAGACTGTTTACAAAAAGTCTTGATATGCTAGACTAAGTATATAAACAGGTAGTTTGGTTACTACCTGTTTATTTTTTTTTTTAATACATATAAGTTAATTGATAAGGAAGTTCTTTATCAATTATTTTTACCCAATTATCTTCTGTATTATCAATATATGTTAGAAATTCCCATTCTTCAAAGTTTTCATTTTTTTTATTCAAATTATGTAATAAGTTATTAACATCTCTAAAATCAGTTTTAGAGATCTTCTCATATACGGGTATTTCAAAACCTTCATCCGCTAATAAATCTAATTTCTCTTCATAGTATTTAGTACCAGGATCCGTAACTATATCAATTGCTATAAATTTTAATACATTTTCAGTAGTATCGGAGTCATCATTTAATAAGAAATCATATACCATAGCAGTAATAGTAGGAAACAGTTTCTCTCCTATAGCAAATCTATTCTCATTTATTCTTTTAAAATCACTGAAATACATTGTTATTATACCTCTAATAATTACTGGAGTATCACAATATTTTATCTCTAAAGGTAGATTATCTATTAGAGATATTTGATTACTATAGTTAGAACCAAATTTACCATTACCTTTACCTATTACTTGATCTATCTTTCCTTCTTCATACTCTAATGAAACTGGAATACCTTCTATAGATGGTATTACTATTAAATGATCCGTATTTTCAAATTTATCTACACACCATCTTTCAATAACATCTTCATCATCAGTATAACAATCTACTTTCTCTTCATAAGGTATTCTATGTAAAGTCTTTTCTATTGTTTTCATTTTATTCTTCCTTCTCGATACATTTTCTTAACTCTAGCATAGACATCTTCTGCTAATTCTTCAATTGTATTAAATTTAATAGCATCTTTGTAATTATATGTTAAACAAAATTTTGGTTTAGCTAATATATCTTCAGCTATATATCTCTTTCTATAAACCTTATTCTCAGTATCGAAAATAGTTTCTACTTGAAATATTATACCATCAAATTTATTTATATTTTCTTGATTCCATTTAGGAATATAATATTCAAATGGAAGTGTTTTATCTCCTCTATAAGTTATACCATCCTTTACTATTAAACCACGTTTATCATTCATAATAATCATCCCCCTATATTTCTGTTTTTTATTATACAGTTCGCATGAGAAAGAAAAACTTCTGCTAAAGCTATATATGGATAAGTATTATATTTACTTTTACCTATTTTCACTGACTCTATTATAATATTTCTTTCGCAACAATATTTAATTACTTTCTTTTCTAATAATGTCTTATCGTAATATATTGGCTTTAAACAATGTGAAACCATAAATTCGGTTATTGTCATATATTGACCATTAAAAATTCGTGTTCCGTATTCAATAGCTCCATGGATATTTAATTTTTCATCATCTGATTTATTCATCCATTCAACATTCTTTATTTCTCCATCATTTATTAAAGGAACTATAGTTCCGAATAACCATTGTTTAAAATCTTCAGCACCATTCTTTCTTGATTTTCCTATGGCTTGTCTTGTCCCCATATCAGATAAAAAATTATAAATAAAAGCCTGCTTAACTACCTTTCCATCAAATTGAGTTATTGTCTCTGAATACA